GATGGAGGCTATTTGAGAGAAGCGTGGGTATCCCCCCCTACCTATGCTTGAGTTTATCAAAATCTCTCATCTAGTCTCTCCAATAGTTGCACTTTCAATATTAGTGCATTAGTAGGTTATAAAACTCGTGGCGTATAGTGCGCAGGTACTAGATCATTACGAAAATCCACGCAATGTCGGCAAAATGAACGCTGACAGTGACGACGTGGGCACAGGTATGGTAGGTGCCCCCGCATGTGGAGATGTAATGCGTCTACAGATCAGGGTCGTAGAAGGCATCATTAAAGATGCTAAATTTAAAACGTATGGCTGCGGGTCTGCCATTGCTTCAAGTTCGTTGTTAACCGAATGGGTTAAGGGGCTAACGCTAGATGAGGCAGGAGGGATCAAGAATACTGAAATCGTAAAAGAACTGGCCTTACCTCCAGTAAAGATTCACTGTTCAGTACTAGCCGAAGATGCTATTAAAGCCGCAGTTAATGATTACAAAGAAAAGAGAGAGAAATTACTATGAAAAAAGGTTGGTTAATAGGACTAATAGTATTAGTAAGTTGCCAGACCAATAGCATGTATGAACCTGAATGGAAGGAACTTAAATTTGAATGGATAGAGCCTGCAATATTTCAACAGGACTGGATTCGATGTCGAAGTCAACCTGTTTGTACAGCAGATATGTTATTTAGTTGATAAAATGGATATACACAATTTAGTTAGCGATCCCAAGACGGGTATCAGAGCATACGAGTTAGATGGTATGCGTGTCTGTTTTCCACCTGATTGGGATGATGATCAAAAAAACGCTTGGTTCGATAGAGCTAGGGTGGATTTTGGTCAGCGTAGACTTTTAAGAATGATTAAGAAAGACGGCGTTTCAACCGTCCTTAGATCATGGAGGAAACATGGAAGTAGGCACGGAGAAACCTGAGTTAATTGGGATAGTAGGAGAACAAATGGAAACTATGACACAGAGGACAATGTTAAGAGTTAATCTTCAAAAGCAACAGAAAGAAGCTGAAGAGCAGATAACTGTGCTTGAAGGACAACTTCATCGCCTCAAGGAATATCTTGCAAAGATAGAAGGTGGACTAGACGTACTTGATGAGCTAGACTAGTGCTTCATCTAATAGATGACTTCTATCCCGATCCTGATGAAGTTCGTCACAGAGCTCTTAAGCTCGACTATATAGACGGACAAAAGAAAGGAAAGAAGATAAATCACCCTGGCGCTAGAGCTTTTAATCCTTGGTATAGTAATATGATCTACCTAAGAAATAGGTGGGAAACTATCACAGGTAAAAAAGCAGTAAAGTTTCAATATGGTTGGAGTAATGGAGCTTTTAATTTAGGTTACAAAAGAAAACATCTATTTAATTGGGTTCATGGAGATCATACCAAAGATATAGAAGGCGATTATATGTATTGGGCTGCAGTTATTTATTTAACTCCTGAGCCCCCTTACGGTACGGGCACAGTATTACTAGAACATAAACGTACAAAAGTTATTAGACAGTATGAAAATGATGCTCCTACAGTAGGAGAATCCTTTGAAGAGTTTGCCAGTAGTAAAGCAGAAGCCAACTGGAGACCTCATATAACGATTGAAAATAGGTACAATAGGTGTGTAATATATGATGGAACATTGTTCCATGCCCCAAGATTATCTAGTTTCGGACACAATAAAGAAACAGGTAGATTAACACAATTAGGATTTTGGCAATCGGAATGGTAGATTATAAAGATATAGATTATAAGTTTAATGAAGAAGATGCTCTTGCAGTAGTAACACAGTATATAAACGATACCTATGATAAACACTACGCTAGTGGAAAGATTCAAGCAACAGAGTTTATATTTGATGCAAAACATGGGGAAGGTTTTTGTATAGGAAATATAATAAAGTATGCTCAACGCTATGGAAAAAAGAACGGGCGTGATGAAACTGATTTACTAAAAATAATCCACTATGCTATAATGTTATTAGGAGAACAGTTAGCACAAAATGGAGATTACGATTGGCACTAAGAAAGAAAGATTACGAAAAATTAACAAATGCAAATATTAGCCATGTAATTAGTTTGCTTAATGAAAGTGAACCAATTACTAAAAAAGCCGCCTGTGAAATTCTGAATATAAGGTATAACACGACCCGCCTTCAGAGAATCATTGATGATTTTGAAAATACTCTTGCCCACAAAGAAATGCGTAAGAGTCAAAACAAAGGAAAAGGCGCAACCAGAGCTGAAATAAAAGAAGTAATAGAGTTGTATTTAGATGGAGATAACATTTCATCTATTGCAAAAATGCTATATAGATCAAATGCTTTTGTAAGAGGGATTATCGAAAGAGTAGGTATTCCACGAAAATTATCAAAAGGATTTAGTCAAACTAAAGATATATTACTCCCAGATGAGTGTGTTGCACAGTCCTTTGACGAAGGTGAACGGGTCTGGGCGGCTAGAGAAAATGCTCCTGCTAAAGTAATCAAGGAACATAATCCTGCATACCAAGCAAATATGGCAGGTATGCAAGAATTTGATTATGAAAAAGCGTATGGAAGCAAAGGATATGCGATCTATGTTTACGAGGAGTCCCAAGGTAATGAAGATTTTCATTACGCATTAGGAATTACAGGAGTAGCAGGTCATTATGGATTCTCTCTAGCTTATGATTTAGGCAGCTTGAGGCACTTGGAAAAATATGGAGTATCTTTTTGATTGGGTTGTACCCTTATGGTTAGCTAGTTGGCTTTTTGTAATGTGGCAGCTATATGTACCTGCTATAGCATTAGTTCGAGAACTTGATGAAGACCATATAGTTTACAAATGGCGTTATCTAACTTTTTTAATATGGAGTGTTATGAGCTTTGTATGTGTACCCCTACTTCTAATAGCAGCTTTAATAGAAAAGTATAGACAACAATTTATTAATAATTACGTAAAAAATTTATTAAGCGAAAAAGATGATAAGAAATAAAATAAAAAAAGCCCTTAAAACAAAGTATGAAGGCGATATAGCAGTAGCACAAGTAAATGTAGAGGTGTTTTTAGAAAATTCTGTTGGTGTAGGAGAACATCCAGACATTATAGAGGCAATGGACAGTCAAATGCATATTATTGCAGAGGCAGAAGATAAACTTTTAGTATTGGAAAAATATTTCTAATGACAGACATACACACAATAGCACAATGTAGTAAGAAACTGGTAGTATTACTAGACAAAATTAAAGAACTTCCTAATAGGCAGGATCTTTATGGGTATGAGATTGATGATATTAAAGCATTAGCAAGAGAGCTTAATAATGAATCAGAGTTTATTTCTGGAATCCGATAGTAAAACTATAGGAGTAATACGAAATCCTTACGAAAGAATTGTTGCATTATATCGCAGCAGTTGGAATTGGATTGGCTTTGATAAGTGGATTAAAAAATCTAACTTACAGAGTCAGGTAGATTTATATAAAGATTGTGATATGATTATCACATTAGAGAACTGGGAACAGGATCTCATAGCTCTTAATATTGAACAAGTAACAAATAGTTCAATTTTGATGGAGCAAACAATAGCAGAGGACTACAGAAGGTGGTATACAAGTAAGAGTCTAAATATGACTGCTGCACTAGTAAAGCCAGACCTTGATACCTACGGGTACAGCTATTAAAAAATAGTTCTTGACAAAGCCCTTATTCTTTAGTATAATAGTATAAAGAATAAGATATTATCAACAATAACGGAGAAAAAGAATGCCTTGGGACGAAGACAAGAAACAAACGGCAGTAGAAATGTACACAGCTAAAGAGCCTACTCCTGAAAACAGTATGGAAATAGTTAAAGTTATTTCTTCCGAGTTAGGCGAGAGCCCAAATGGTGTAAGAAATATATTAGTGAGAGCTGGTGTATATGTTAAGAAAACTCCTGCAACTCGTTCATCTAGTAGTAAAACGAATGGTGGTCGTGTGTCAGTAGCTGACGCACAGGAAACTTTAGCAAGTGCAATTCGTGATGCTGGAGAAGAACCTGATAACGCAATAATTAGTAAGCTAACAGGGAAGGCGGCTAATTATTTTGCAGCGATGCTTAACAAAGTAAACGAATAACTACCCCTGAATCGTGGGGGATAGCAATATCCCCTGCGCATTTTTGCAACTTCAGGAAAGACCTCGCTTTTAAGGATACCATTGTTTGGGGCGGTGACCAATAAGTACTAACCCACAAGGAACCTAATGAAGAAAGAGGAATTTATCCATCAAGTTGATGGATATGGCGATGCAATAATTACTTATAGAAGTCAAAACAGTCGTAGACTAAAGTACAACGTCTGTACACTAAACTTCGATAATAAGTATATCCAATCGAAAAGGAACAGAGCACGACCAAACGAAAAGCAAGTTTTGCTATTTTGTTGGGATACTGATTCCTATAGATTACTCATGCCTGAGAATGTTACCTCCATCGTTCCTTTACAAGCGATTTTGAAGAATGATAGAAATACATGAAGCCCCACCCGTATTTGAAAAACTGATACATTACGACGAGAGAAAACACGAAAAGGTTTTTTTAACAATCAATACTTTTAGAGATGTTGAATACTTATCTATACGAAAATACTACCAAGATTTTGATGAAGAATGGAAGCCCAGTAAGCAGGGTATTTCTATACCTTTAGATTTTGATAACAGTAGAAATCTCTTTGACGGCTTAGTTGAGATCCTCTCGCTTACCGAAGTCAAAAATATACTGGAGGATTATTTTAAAGATAAGCTCGATCAAATTTATCTGTAATTTATTTTTACTTCCACAAAAATAGTTCTTGACAAAGCCCCTAAAATCTAGTATAATATCTCTATGAATAGAGATTTGGAAATATATTTAAGTAAGTGTCGCGATCAATACTACAACGGTTCGCCCATCATTCCAGATGAGGTGTACGACCGCTTAATTGAAAACACACAACAAGAGTTCAAAATTGGACATGAAACGAACAGTAGATTCGCTCATCCTTTTCCTATGTACTCACTTCAAAAAGTCTTTTCAAACGAAGACACACCCCCCGATTATAAAAATTATGCAGTAGTTGCCACCCCTAAGATGGATGGCGCAGCTGTGTCTCTTTGTTATGTAGATGGTTTATTTCATGATGCACTTACTAGAGGAGATGGCATGTCGGGTTTAGACGTAAGCGATAAAATTAGGCATATCACACCTCGCTCATTAGAATTTGGCAAAACACTATTCTCTGGATTAAGACAAATCACAGGAGAAATTGTAGCTCCCAAAACAATAAAAAATGCGAGAAATTATGCTGCCGGTGCACTAAACCTAAAAGATGTAGAGGAGTTTAAAAAAAGAGAACTCACCTTAATAATTTATGGG